CGCGGGGGGGACTGCTGTTGGGGGGGGGGGCGGGGCGGGGCGCGGGCCCCCACGCAGAGAGCGTGATCGGGAAGGGCAAAGATGAACATAGACGAACGTTATTATGTAAGAGAAGTCATGAATAACAAGGACAGCGCAGAGTTCTGGCAGTCGGCAAATGAAAGCCTGGCGCAGCGTGTATACAAACAGGTCAAGCAGGAAAACCCTGCAGCTAAACTCTATATATTTAGCGGTGTGCAGGTAATCACGACCAACCAGGCGCAGAAGGAAACCTTGCTAAGATTTCTCGAGATGGAAGAGGACATATGTAGCGCAAAAATCAATGAGATACAAGAGATAAAACGGCAGATAGAGGGGGAGAGTGCGGATGTATAAAGATATAACGATATCGATTCTCGGGGCATTACTTCTGGAGCCGGTATTTAAAACAACAGAGACAGGAGAGCAGATCGCCATGGTCATGGGTTTGGCGGCTATGCTTTTTATTTTTTGCCTTTTTTGCGAGATTCAGGCAGAAAAATGGCAGGGAAAGCGCCGGAGGGCACGGATTATGGAGCAGAAGATAGCGAAGCTGAGAGGAGGCATAACCGGTGAGAGAAGAGAGAGTACAGGAGATTATGGAGAGGTTGGAACAGACCCCGACAGAGCCATTAATGATGCTGGTTGACCATGAGGCACAGGAGGTTTTCCCATACGTGCTGCAGAAGTACCGCGGTGCACATCTGGTAATGATGAAGGGCATTCGGTACATCACAATCACCGATGATGCCATCCGGGTCATACTGGACCGCCTGCAGCGTGAGAGGGCAGATTTTAAACGCACGGTGGAGTACTACGACAGGGAGATCCAGGGCGTGGAGTTCCTGCTGACAGGCAAAAAGCGGTACTACTGGTCACCGGATAATTACATAGTAGAGCCTGTCTACGCAGAACAATAAAAAAGCCGGCATTTGGCGATGCCGGCCAGCTCACAGAGCTACTTATATAGACAAGATAATTGTAACTCTGTGGACTAAAAAAGTCAAGAAAAAGGGGGCTTTTAGAAGCCCCTGCGCACTTGATTAAGATATTAAAGTTAGGATACAGAGATATGGTTAAGAGAAAGAAAATAAGGCTAAGGCATGGGGATGTACTGGATGTAGAAGAGTACCATGACGGGAACTATGGGGGGAAGGGAAAGACCCGGCAGAAGACGACGAAAGAACAGGTGCGGTTGATCAACCGGAGGAATAAGGCAAGGCGGTGCCGGTGGAGACTGATACAGTACTTTGATCAAGGTGACCTGTTCATCACATGGACCTATGAGGTGGGGAACCGGCCGCCAAGTATGATAGAGGCACTGAAGGACTTTCAAAGGGCAATGGCAAAGGTCCGGAAGATCTACCGGCTGAGAGGAGCACCGTTCCACTGGATCCGCAACATTGAGCGTGGAACCAAGGGAGCCTGGCACATCCATCTTGTGATCAAGCAGACACCGGAGGGTGATGCGGCTGCCATTGTAACCAAGGCATGGACCAAGGGCGGCACCTATGTGGCGGAGATCCGCAACAGCAAATTTAACGGGGATGACATGGAGCAGCTGGCGAATTACCTGACCAAGGACGAGCACACAGCGGAGGTAAAGACGGACGGCACACCGGGCAAGCCCAGAATTGCGGAGTCCTCCTACAATACCAGCCGCAATATGCCACTCCCGGAGCCCCGGACGGACAAGCTGGTCCGATGGAAGCCAGAAGTCAAACCACCCAAGGGATATTACATAGCCAGGATGCATGAGGGCATCAATCCGGTCACAGGATTTTTGTACCGGAGCTACACGTTGATCAGACTTAAGTGCACCGAGCGGAAGAGACCGCCGGGGAGAAGGAGGTGTTGAGATTGATAATAGAAATGTTTGTGAGCGCGACACTGCGCGGATCGGCCAAGGGAACGGGCAAGGTCATGTATACCATGCGGACGAAGCAGGAGAACGGTCAAAACTATGAAAAGCCGCCGGAGATCGGGAAGGCGGAGAGCACGGCCAACCGTCTGGTGTTGTGGAGCATCTGTAGGGCGCTGGAGAGACTGCCAAGTGATCGGGAAATTGTGATCTACACGGAGAACAGCTATATCGCATCCGTGATCAATCAGTGCTGGTCGGAACGGTGGGCGAGAAACGGCTGGAAGAATAGTCGCGGGAAAGAAATCAAAGATGCGGATTTGTGGAAAAAGATTCTGAAAGAGGTCCGAGAAGTGGGTCACCGTATCACCGCCGTGGAAGGCAGACATGAGTATTCTGATATTTTCAGCTATAACATGAAAAAGATAGATGTAAAATCTAACATTTTTACAAAAGTGGAATTGCAAGAGGTAACACCAGTAAGTGACTAGAGTTAGAAACCATTCCGGTGATGTCACCGAAATGGTAGAAATAGAACATTTTGACAGAATTGCACCGGTGCAACCGGGAAAGGAGACGGAGATGGAAAAGAAATTTGGAATATTTAATACCGTAGAGGAGTTAAACAGGGCAGCAGCCGCCCAGAAGGCAGAGGGAGACCTGGAAGCGTTGATCGGACTGGCCACCGAGAACGGACTGGAGAAAGAGGATGCCGAGGACTACATGGACAGCGAAGATCCGGAAGATTTTCTCTGTAATGCCACGATGGCGGCCATCGGAAAGTTGAACATGGAAGAGCAGGATCTGCAGCTTGAAAGCCAGATGAAGGACTGGAAGGATTTTGTTGTACAAATGCTGACAGAATATCCGGTGGATCATGCGGATGAGAATAGAGATACACTAGCCAATGCCGTATTCGACCCGAGTAAGAAACTGCTGGACGTACTGGCCGCCGGTATGAAACTGTCATCGAAGAACCGGATCAAGGTAGATATGCGGATCATAAAGGCAGCAGGACTGCCGGAGAGCGCCGCCTATATTGGCATGTGCGGCCGGGATGACTTAAAACGGATTGTTCTGGATTATTACATGGGAGAGAAGAAATGATTGTATACAAAGCAACGAACAAGGACATGATCTGCACATCCGGGGAGGGATTGTTCCAGTATCGTCTCGGAGTACCTGCAACGGCGGAAAAATCAAAGTGTGCTGATGCCGGTCTCCATGCCTGTGAGTATGTATTGGATTGCACATGGTATTACGGAATGGGTAAATATAACAGGTATTTTAAAGCAAAGGCAGAAGGGGACATAGCAGAAGACGGACACGACACACGCATTGCATGTACGAGGCTGACGTTGCTGAAAGAACTTACCAACCGGGATATCGCAAAAGAAGCCATGCTTTACATGATACATCATCCTCGACGGGATAACTGGAAGACTTCCCGCCATATGGTACAGGTAAATGAGAACACGGCAGAGATCAGGATCCCGGACGGAATCGCCATTGCCAGGGGACAGCATCCAAAAGTAAGCGGCTGTGCCGGAGCACATCTGGGGCTGATCCGGGAAGAAAAAGGAAAGATCACGGCGGCCAAGATATTTGATGTGGACGGAGTCTATATCCTGCCGGGAGTGTGGTACACCTTGGAAGACCTGGCAGAAGCAGAAAGGAGGCAGCAGGCATGAAGTGGACAGAGATACTCAGGGCACCGGTGATACCGGCGGATGAAAAAAGAACCAAGCAGATCACATTCCAGACAACGGAGAATTATCTGATACTGGATATCTGGAGGGGTGGAAATAATACCTGCCGTCATGCGATCAATCTGAAAACGTGGGAGTACGGCACATATTTCCCGGATACCGGCATAAAGCAGGCAACAAATATCAACAGCTGTACAGATAACTATGAAAGAGATTACTGGGATTATCGGCTGAAAGAGAAAGAATGGCTGACACCGGAGCAGATCAGGGAACTGGATATCCTTACCAGAGAAAAGAAGGATTGGGTAAAAGATGTATTGCAGCGCATAGAGCGGATGGAGACAGACTATAACGCAGAAAAGCGGGAACAGGCCAGAAACAGTAAGGAGGAGCGCATCCGTAGATTAATGGACAAATGTCCAAAACCGGGAAAAGCAGTATATGACTGGATCACAGAGCAGATGGTAGGTGATCTGCAGTATGCTTTTTATGACAAGCAGAAAAAGACCTGCCATTGCACGGCATGCGGCGGAGATTTCCAGGAGGAGGCAGCAGGTGTCCCGGTGAAACACAGGAAGCAGATCACCTGTCCTCTGTGCGGACATCTCCTGACCGTGGACAAGAGAGCGGATATATTCATCGTTACAACGGACTGGCTTACCATGATCCATAACGTGGATGATAAACAGGGAGTGGAGCGGCACTTTAAGGTAAAAGTGGAGTGGGACAGATACGGAACAAGAACCACGGAGCTGGAGGAGCACATCCGACTGATGATGCTGCGGAACACAGCAAAGGATATCATGAAAACCTATTACTATGGGAGCCAGTACTGGCCGGGATGGAGCACCGGAAACAACAGCAACCGAAAATGGCACAGCGCCTACCTGTATCCGGACACAGAAGGTATTCAGGCCGGATTACATGGAACGGCATATGAGGCATGGACAGATGTATTTCCGAAACTTGCCCAGATGGGAATAAAAGCGCACTATAACGGTCTCATGGTGGAAAGTAACAGAGAGTTTACCGGTATCGCAGAATATATGGCAAAGGGACGTTTTTACCGCCTGCTGGATGAACTATCACAGTGCATCACCTACTGGGGAGGATATTCTGGAAGCACGATTGATGTATCCGGGGAAAGCGTAGAAGAGATCCTGCAGATAGATGATAAACAGCTGATCAACCGCCTCAGACAGGCAGATGGCGGAATGTGTATGCTGCGCTGGCTGCAGTGGTCCAACCTCAACAACAGGAAACTGTCAGAGCAGTACATATCCTGGGCAGAAAAAAATAAGATCGAACCGAATAACTATCTGCAGTCGGAAGCGGGAAAATACCTGACACCGGAACAGTTAATGAATTACATCAACAGGCAGAAAAAAGAAAGCTATCCCAGCAGAACCATAGCGGGAGTCTGGGATCAGTACGAGGATTATCTCAGCATGGCAATGGATTTAGGGAAACACATGGAGGATGCCCTGGTGTACCGTCCCAGGGAATTGAAGCGCCGACACGATGAAGTCAATGCAGAGATGGAGCTGCGACGGGAAGAAATCAAGCGGAAACGGGATGCAAGAGAAGCCGCATGGCAGGCACAGAAAATGAGGGATAAGTATCCGGGATATGAGGATATCCTTTCCGAGATCAGTGAGAAGTTTGAGTATCAGAATGACACCTATTGCATTGTGGTTCCTAGGGATTTTATGGAGATCACGGCAGAGGGCATGGCACTACATCACTGCGTAGGCAATACAGAGAGGTATTTTGACCGGATAGTCAGCAGAGAGACCTATATCTGCTTCTTGAGGCAGCAGGAGTCTCCGGACAAGCCTTTTTACACGATCGAGGTGGAGCCGGGCGGTACAATCCGCCAGCACCGGGGAGCCTATGACGAAGAACCGGGCATAGAGGAGATCAAGCCGTTCCTCCGTGAGTGGCAGAAAGTAATCCGCAAGCGTATGAGCAAGCAGGATCATGAGTATGCGGCACAGAGCGAAATCCTGCGCCAAAAAAACATAGAAGAACTGAAGGCAAAAAATAATACTGTAGTCCTGAAAGGACTAGCGGAAGATCTGATGGAGGTAATCTGAATGTATTTTGTTGCAGACACAGAGAAAAGGCAATGTGAAATCAATGGGATAACAGTGAAGGAGCGCGGGGTGTATCTGTTCCGATTCCGGGCAGACGGAGATATAAAATGGGCACATGCAAGAGTAGATGAGATTGACGAAAGCAAAATAATGCTCCGGACATGTGCAGGAATGCCTGCAATCGCAGTACCCATAGATGACGTACTGGAAGTACACGGCGGAGAGGCCAAGGTGGAAGAATTCGGGGAAGATATCATGTTGAGTCTGATACGAGGAGAGATTTATTCAGAGAGCACCAAAAGTCTATTAAAAGGAGACAGGTAATGGAACATATCATTTATCAAAAAACATATCAGGAATATAAACAGGAGCTGGATGCAGTCCTCACCCGGACGGCGGAGGACTTTGTGCAGATCGGTTATCTGCTCAAGGTGGCCAGAGATACAAATATCCTGGCAGAGAGCGGATATGCAACAGTGACGGACTTTGCCAAAGCGGAATATGGCATAGATAAGACACAGGTAAGCCGCTTTATCAGTATCAATGACAGATTTTCTGAGGATGGCTACTCTGATCATCTGCTCACGAGCTACAAGGGATTTGGATACGCAAAACTTACCTTGATGTTGCAGATCCCCGACGAGATCAACGAGGTACTTCCGCCTACGTTGTCCAAGGCAGAGATTCAGGACATAAAGGACGAGGTGGATGCTGAGAGCAAGGTCACGGATATTGAGGTGGAGATCGAGAAGGCAGAGGCAGCAGCCGTAACGGACTGGTCTATACTTCCGCCAGAGGGATCGCCCCTAAAGAGGAACCTATGGCAGTTGGGGAAAGAACAGGAAAATCTCTTCCGGAAGTTGTGGGAAATATGCAATAAGGGTCAGTATCCGCGTAGCGCATCAATTATGGATGCACTGATACCGCAAGGGGATGCGGTGTACACCGTCCGGATCCCGGGAGAGCGCAGGACACAGATCATTATAAATTCTGACGGTGCCACGGTAATCAACCTGAAGACGCTGGAGCGGAGCAAGTACATACCACAGGATATCTGCTATGAAGTAGAAGAATTGCTTAATGGAGGCAGCAGTCCTGAGGAGCAGTACAAGATGCTATATTGCGAGAACATGACTCCGGAAGAACCGGAAGTTGCACCGGTGCAACCGGATGAGACTCCGAAAGAAAAGAAACCGGAAAAGCGTAAGGAATCCCGTGTGACCAAAGCAAACACCGAAAAGAAAAAGCCCAAGGAACCGGAAAAGAAGCCGGAGCAGATGACCATCCCGGGAGCCGCACCGGATCCGGCACCGGAAGAGCCGCAAACACAGGTAAATGACTCGTCTTCCGGGAAAGTTGACCAGGATAATCAGAATGCCGACACCATGGGATCGCAAGAACAGGTACCTGGGCAGACCGATATCGAAAATGACTTTCCGCAATACTGCCCGGATACCGAGGACCAGCGGTCAGCTTATCTGCAGTCCTTACGTGGAGCTGTGGAGAATCTGGTACGATACGCAGAGATGGATCTGATCGCCGCCGCCAGACAGCAGTTGGCTGATATCTCCGGATACTTAGACCGGCTGGAAGAACTCAGCAAAGGGGGCGGACCGGATGGCGAAAATGTCGAAACAGGCGAGAGCGAGGGAGTTTAATGCCGCCTCCCGGCAGATCATTAAGGAGCGGGATCTGTATCAGTGTATCTTTTGCCGCATGGGATATCACATGGAAGATGTCACCTGGTACGGACAGCAGCTGCAGAGCATCATGCACTACATCCCGAGATCACGCGGCGGACTCGGGATCCCACAGAATGGTGCATTGGGCTGCCAGAGTCACCATGAGATGCTGGATAACGGAAACAAGGGCAGACGGGAGGAGATGCTGCAACTCTTCCGAGCGTATTTGCAGGACCATTATCCGGACTGGAGCGAGGATGCCCTGACCTATAACAAGTGGGGATGATGTATATACAAATTTGTATATACACGAAAGGAGCGCAGAGATGAAAAGCAGAACAATAAGCAAGATCATCCGGATGACGCCGGAGGAAAAGCGGCGACTGGAATACTGCGCCGAAAAAATGGCAAAGACCGAGACGGAGATCCTGATTGCAGGAGTGAATAATTACTATGCTGCCGTACAGAAAGCACTGGCAGCCCAGAAAAATCAATAAGCCTTTTGGATAAAGTGAATCACAATAGACACTGTAAACGAAGCCACGGGGCGGCCGCTGATACCAAGAGGCAGCAGCCGTCCAGGAAGGAGACA